CGCATTTTTATTATTATGTTATTTTAAATCCATCTAACGTTCCAAAAAGTCATTTCTCGCTTGTTCGTGGTAAACAGGGTCATAAACATTTTTCTTTACCAAAGTCTCCCAAGTAGGAAAACCCTTCTGCAAGTTTTCAATACTAATATCAGCTTGTCGAGCCTTCTTAACATAATCTATGTTCGTATGAGAGCGATTTATGGCAGTACCTAACGTATCCTGAGGACTAACCCCTTCTTTTTCCAAAATTCTGAAGGAGGAAACATAAGCAGCTTTTAACCAGCTATAAGCATTATAATTAGAACCATAGGTGCCATAGGAATGGCCTATAACTGAGAGAATGAAATCGTAGATGTCTCTATCTTTGCACTCTCGACCCCAGACTGCTTTTATTTGATAATCACACATATTTCTAAAAGGTAGGTAATAAGGCTGGGAATCTCCTTCCACATTTCGATGACGGTTCCTTGTGTTATAGTGTTTGAGATAAACTATCCCTTCTGATACTCTATAGCCATTCTTTGTTTGAACAGTGTAAGGGACGTCAGGACGAACATCTCTCATTTCTACTCCCAAATAAACCTTACACCACAAGGTAAATTGATTCATATTAAAATATTGTTGATGTTCGCCACGATCCGTGGTCATAATATGATCATCTCCATACACTATAATATTAATTACACGAGAAACAAGTTCTGCTTCCATCTGTTCTCGCTTTTCCTGCGGAGCTTTCATTATCTGCATGACTCCAAACATAAAGAACCATAGACCAACGATCCATGAGTCTCCGTGTGAAGTCATCCATGCTCCCGAAGGCATTTTACCTATTACAATCGCCCACAGCCGTTGAAAAAAACGTACCACTCGAGCCGCTACTGTTCTTGCAATAAAGTCTATTATTCGCATTATTTCCGTGTATCCCGGATGACTTTTACTGAAGTAAACTCCTGCCATTTGATAAAAAAATTGTAAAAATATATAATGGATAGCCTGATCCAGACTAGAGATATCTCCATCTCCAAAAGCTTTTTTCCACTCTTCACCGAATTTGACACCTAATCGTTGTGCCATATAATCTGCTCCTCCTCGTGCCCACTTCATCCCTACTGAAATAACAAATCCCCTTTCAAAAAGCATCCTAGTCATATTTGTAATCCGTTCTAACGCAATAAAAAACTCATTTGGAATTTCATATGTTCTAACTTTTGCTAACCATTTCTCCCAAACTTCCCGGGTAAGTTGTTTTATC